GTAATGATATATATTGAATTGGATCATGATTAGTTGTATTATATTCACAATTTGGACAATTCGTTACACTTAATAATTGTGAATATGTTTGCTTTATTATCATAGAATAACCTTTTTCAAAAAAAGTTTTCCAATATTTTATACTATCTACAGCAATTTTATCATAATTAGTTTTAATTTTACCAGAAATATCAAAACTAATTTTATGTTCTAAACATTTATGTAATAAATCAAACAATATTGTTATAAATTCCGCGGCATCTTGTTGCTCAAAATTTTCAAAATAATATTCACTATCATTTACCTTTTTCGAAAACATATTGTAAAACTCTCGGGGATTAACATATCCTTTTTCATTTTTATTCTTTAATGATTTATTTAATTTAAACCAAGATTCTAATAATTTAAAATCATTTGTTTCTTTAATTAAAGAACATTCTTCTATTAAAGCTATATTATTTGTATCTAAAAAATTTAAGTGTGATATACATTGAATTATAGAATTCATATAACATGTATTACCTAAATTAAGTAATCCATTATTCATTGATAATTATTATATTATGTATTTATTTTTTTAAGTATATATATAAATAATTATATATTTTACATAATATATTTACATAATTAATGAATAGAATAACATTTGATCTACCAAAAGAATTAAGTCAAGATGATTTATTAATTGAAAAAACTATTGAATTGATGATTGACATAAAACCTTTAATTGATACTAGTTTATACGAAAAACTATTAGATAATATAGTTATAGAAGATATTGAAGAGGAACAAGTTATAGAGGAACAAGTTTTAGAGGAACAAGTTATAGAGGAACAAGTTATAGAGGAACAAGTTATAGAGGAACAAGTTATAGAGGAACAAGTTATAGATAATACATCTAATTATAAGGATGAGATCTTATTAGAAATATTATTAAGATTAAAAATTTTAGAAAATACAAATGAAAAATTAAAACAGAGAATTATTCAAAGAAATATTGGATTAAATATATGGGATGATTAATTAGAATATAAAATACCGGCCATACCATTACATATTCGCATTACATTATAATTTGTTGAAAAAACATTTATTTCTCTATCAGTTGTATCTTGTAAGTTATGAATAACTAAATTACAGTCATCAATTCTAGTAAAATTACAAGTTCCAGTCGGTTGCATATCTTCTGGTTTTAAAGCAAAAGAATATACAGCTATATTATTTTGATATGATTTACCTATACTAAACCCAGTTTCTATACTATCAGCTGATATTTGAATTGGTGTTCCAGTATGATATTCATATATTTGTTGTTGTGTGAAATATTCTAATGGTCTTGGAAAAAATCTATCTGAATTGTTTAGTAATATATTATAACTAATATTATTATTGGGTTTATATTTATTTAGAGATGAATCATCATAATATCCACCTGGTAATGGAGTAAAAAATCCATTAATACTATTAATTCCACCAGTCCATATTATTTCTTTAACCGGGTGATTTAAATAATTTAAATTAATTGACTGACCATTTATTATAAAATCCCTATATGATAATTGTTCAATTAAATATTCATGAGAAGAAGTTGCAAATCTAGACCGTTCATCTTCATCTAGGAATATATATGTCCCCCATAATGTATTATTTAATAAATTAATACCACTATTATCGACAGAATTTTCTAGTAGACAATCTGTATTAATTTGTAAAACTAATTCAACTTCGTGAACTCTTAAAGCAATCAATGGTAATGCTAATCCAGTATTTCTACAAAACCAAAATTGGAGAGGAACATAGGCATCAAATTTCACAGTTGTTGATAATGTATCTCTATCAATTATAGTTGGTTCTATACTTTCATCAAAATAATAAATATTTGCTCCACTTTTTGTTAATATTTGATATTTTGTTCCTTGATTTGTTGTAATATTTCCCATTGCTCCTATATTATTTTTTTGTGTTAATTGGCTCCATATTTCTAACCAATTACCTGTGTGCCTATCAATTTGTGTTCCACCTATATTTAATGTAACTGTATCTATAACAGTATGTGTCGGATTATATATAGGTGAAATTTCTTGTCCATTTTTAATTGATGATGTTACTTCCATCGTCATATTTAAATATAACTGATCGAGTAGATCTCCAAGTAATGGTATAATACAAGATACACGACCATTTAATGAATTTGAACCCTGCCAATTTAATTGAATTGATTCCATTGCAAAATTTGTATGTCTTCTGAATACTGTTTTAAAAAAAGTAATTTCAGGATTACCTGTTAAGTATACATCTTGTGGAGATTCTGTGCTCGCAATTAACTGTAATAGACCACCACCCATATAATTATATTATAGTATATAATTATATTTATATAATTTTAAATAAAAAAGAAAATAAGATTTACTTAATAAATAACGTTGTCTTTAATTACTGTAAGCAAGGCCACCCATACCACTCATGATACGAAGGACATTGTAGTTAACAGCATAGACATCGTAGTTGTCGCAGCAGCAACTAGAACCACTCTTGCCCTGCGAAGGGTATCCGTTAATGACAAGTTGGGCATTGTCAATTCTCGAGAAATTGCAAGTGCCACTCGGCTGGTGTTCCTCGGGTTTGAGGGCGAACGAGTAAACAGCAATGGCAGCAGTAGCCGCTTGACCCGGGCCAACAGCATAGTAGGCCTGAGGAAAAGATCCATGTTTCAAATCACTCTGGTCTTCCCAGAAATCCCCCTTTATCTCCGCTGAAAAAGCTCCCATCGGATAGTTGGACCTGCTTCCCTGTTTCGCATCCTTCTTGGACCCCGTAACGGGTTTAGGAGCATTAACAGCGGACCTATTTTTGAGAAAGTCAAGGTTACCCATACAGCATTGGTCGCATTGGGTGGTGTAAGAGTCACCACATCCAACTGGAGTTCCAGTGTGGTAGTCATATACCTGCTGTTTGGTGTAGTATTCAAGAGGCCTTAGGGACATGCGATCATGGCCATTAAGTTTAAGCTGGTAAGTAGCATTGAAACCAGGAGTTTCGCAGTCAGCATAGAAGTCGGGCATAAGGTAATCAGCAGAGGCACCCGGTAGGATACCAAATAGACCAGTAACCGAACTCTGCCCACCAGTCCAGATTAACTCTTTTACGGGGTGGTTGAAGTTTAGGTCAAGAGAGCCACCATTGCTACGGAAGTTCTGGTGCTGAATCTGTTCAATTAGGTATTCGTGACTGACCTGGGCAAAACGGCGACGCTCGTCGGTGTCAAGGTAAATGTAATCGGCATATAGAGAGTTATCCTGAATGCATGCAGATGGCTGGCAGTTGGAGCCGTTATACTGGGGTCCACAGACAAAGTCGGTGTTAATCTGTAGGATGATGCGGACTTCGTGATACTGAAGGGCAATTAGAGGTAGAGCAAGACCGGGGTTACGGCAGAACCAGAACTGAAGAGGAACATATGCGTCGTATTTAGTGAAACGGGCTTGGCTCGCCAGACTTTTATTTTGCTTATCGCTCGTGCCATCCACCGTTTTTCCGTCTTCACGGGCTCCCCAGGCGACAGCCTCACTTACGGAGTGTTTTCCCATCTGCGAAGAAAGGACAACACATCCACCACCACGGGCCATATTCTGGAACTTAGTTCCACTGTTGTCACCGACAACACCTAGGACAGCAGCACTGTTTTCCTGGGTAAGCTGGGCCCAAACTTCCATCCAAGCACCGGTCTGGTGGTCAATTCTCTGACCTCCAATTTCAACTTCAACATGTCTGATAACTAAATGACCCGGATTGTAGACAACGGGACCATAGTCCGAGTTGCAGCACCCACTGCCTTTAGAAGAGCCACACCCACCACCACCACCATCAAAGGATCTGTTGGCAACCTTCGGGGGGGGAGTGCATACGGTGACAGTCTGTTGTAGGTATAGTCTGTATACTAAATCACCATTGCGAGAAATAGTGGCAGTGGCGCGACCGGTGGTCGGGTCACCGTTCCAGGTCTGTTCAATAGACTCCATGGAAAAGTTAGTGTGTCTGCGGTAGACAACTTTGAAGAAAGTAATTTGGGGATTACCGGTTAGGTAAATATCCTGTGCGCCATAAGCTACTAGTTGCATTAATCCTCCACCCATATTTTTATACTATACCTTAGAAAAAAATTTTGAGTAAAATAAACTTATTGAAATAAACTATTAAATAATATTACAACAATAATACTTTCAGTAAATGTTATCGTCTTGAAATCTTGATTATCATCACCATTTACATTATACATTAATAGCGGGAAAATTTTATTATATGACCATTGAACTAAAACAACTTTTATGATTAATACCAATAAAAGCATTATTACTAAAAAAAAAACATTTGTTCCCTTCATATCCGTTTTACTTATAGTTCCACCAATCAGATTTGTTAACATTATAATTAATATTATATTTTATTTTTAAAAATTTCATTTGTTTTATCTAAATATTTAGTATTCAAATCTAATACTTGTTTAACTGGATTCATAATTTGATTACTAATATAATACTTATAATCAATCTTAATATTATTTTCCTTGATATATTCAGGATTTTCAATTCTATCTCCCGGAATTATTTTCTTTTTCTTAAATTTCTGTTTTCCTTGTTTTTTCACTTTTTTATATTTAGGTTCTCCAGCACGCTTACCAGTTTTATAAAAACCAATTTGTTCTTCTACAATAATTGTTTCAAATCCATTTGGTTCAACTTCAATAATTTCTTTATACATAAATGGAATTCTATCATTTGCTTTGGG